ATGATCGAATGCACGTTGATTTATCGGAACAAAGATGGCGCGGCGTCCGACTCACTACGATTCAAAAAGCAACTGCAAGCGCTCCCTCGCGTCGGGGATCTAATCATGTGGTCGAATACCGATCCAGCATTTATCGTGACGCAGGTTGTCCACTTGTTAGATCAAAGCGGTTACGGGAATGAGATATTGGTGTATTACCAATCGCAATCGTAAAGAGCGCCGACAAAAAGCCGCCTCATTCTTGAGGCGGCTTTATCACTTAGTCGGCGTTACCTTTTGACCGCGACGCTTTCGAACGTAGATTTCCGTCGTCGTCACGCTCTTGTGGCCCAGCTGTCCTTGCGCCGCCCTCACCCCTTCGGAATCAGTCTTGTCCGTGCCTGCCTTGGCGCGCAGGTCTCGGAACTGGAACTCAGCAAACGGAATTCCGGCATCTTCCCTCGCCTTGTCGAACCTGCTCCGCAAGGTTTCATAGGTGAGCGGCTGGCCCTCTTCGTTCACCAGCAGGCGCGTTGTCGTTACTTTTCCGACAATACTTCTCTTCCTGGCCAAGATTTTTTCGACAAGCACCTTCAGCTCCCCCGATATTTCGATGCGCAGCTTGCTGTTGGTCTTGTTCTGCGTCACCTCGATGGCGCCCTCGCGGATGTGCTTCTCGTCCACCTTGAGCACGTCGGCCACCCGGCCACCGAGCAGGTATGCCAGATCCATCGCCTCGCGCAGCACTTGGCCGCTCTTCTCCCATACCAGGGAATACATGTCGTCATAGACATAGACGTCCCGCCCCTCCTCGCGGAACGACTTGATGCCGGCGCAGGGATTGGGCAAATCGGTCAGCCCCTCGGCCCGCGCCGCATTCCAAACGTGCGAAATCAGCGCCTTGTCACGATTGGCCGCTACGCGCCCTTCGTCGCCCTTCACCTCAAGCCCCTTTTCGCGCAAAGAATCCTGCCGCTTCTTGCTACGCCAGGCCATGTACTGGCGGACGTGGATCGGCTTGATTTCTTCGAGCGGCGCCGGTGGATTGTCGAAAAATTCGAAGAGGAACGGGAACTGCCGCAGCTTCTCACGCCTGGTCTTTGGGCTGTTATCCAGCATATATTTCTTCTGATACACCTCGCAGGCATAGCGGAAGGTCACCACCTTGGACACGGTGGAAGGCGGCATCGCCTCCAATTCGGCCCACTTCCGCACGGCCTCGACGTAGTTAGAGCCGAGCGGAATCTCACGACGCGGCTTGCCGCCGGCATCGTAGTAGTAATAGATTACCCCACTTCGCTGCTCACGCGCACGCATGCCACGTGGAAGATTCGAATTTTTCGACGGCCTGCGCCCCATATCATGCCCCAATCACTGCTGGCTTCCATCCCTTTTTCGGGGCCTCTGCCGTGCGGCGCGATTCTACCGCCGACAGCAGTACCACCGGACGGCCGCGCGCATTCGAGATAAACGGAATGCCAATTTCGCGCAGGAACGCGGCCTGCATTTCGTACTTAGTCTGTTTGATTCCGGCCCGCGTTCTGCCACGCCGGATTCCAGTAAGTTCATCAAGCTCGCTAGAATTTAGAAACATGTGTTTTCCCTTCATAAGAGCTCTTGCATCACTTCGACAAAGAGCGCCGCTTGCTCGGCATTGATCGCATTGCCATAACCGCGCAGTCGTCCCACTCGGGCGGGTATCCCATGAGCCAACGGGAATGTGCCGGGTTCAACTGGCCGCCACTTTCCATCCCGGCAGAGCAGCCAATCAGCAGGCCTCCAGAGTCCGTTAGCCGGGCCGGTTGTGGATTCGATGCGAGATTCGCCTGACGCGGCAACTGATCTAGTCGCAGCGATCCGTCTGCCCGCGGCTTGATGTCCGCGCCGCTGTCCTTCCAGTCCCGGCTGGTCGGCGTAGTCCACCCCGCCAATATCGCTGCATGATTCAAGGTGATGTTCGGAGTAGTGAAGTCCTGGGATGGCTGACGCAATGCGTCCGTAGCTGTCGTGCTGGGCCATCCGGCCAGATGCGCGAAATCCTTCAGACCCGAATGCATGCCGTTGCCGCTCGGCCTCTTTTTTCCACTGATCTTCTGCATAGCCACCTTCCAGCTGCCGCCTCCGGAATGATCGTGCGCTGCCGGAGTAGGCCATCCAGTACGCGCGGTCTCGGATGTGCGGAGCACCGACGCCCGCAGACGGGAACGCAACCGCCCCGAAGGCATAGCCCACGGCTTCCAAGTCATCTTGTACAAGGTCGAGCCAAGGATCTGCGTCCTTGCTCGCAACTTGCTCTCCAGCGATGACTGCAGGGCGGCGCTCTTGGATGAGCCAGTAGAAGGCCGGCCAGAGATGCCGCTCGTCACCAAATCCAGCTCCTTGGCCTGCCGTGGAGAAAGGTTGGCACGGACAGGAACCAGTCCAAACAGGTCGATCATCTGGCCAGCCGGCGCGGCGTAGCGCGAGTGACCAGCCACCGATGCCGGCGAAGAAATGGCACTGCTCAAATCCTCGCAAGTCGTCAGGTCGTACATCCTCTATGCTCCTGGTATCTACTTCACCGGCGGCTACGTGGCCACCTTTAATAAGCTCGCGAAGCCATGCAGCCGCGAACGGGTCGATTTCGTTGTAATAGGCGCCCGACATCAAGCCCCCATCAAGGCCCTATCGGGACTTGGCAACGCGCTTTCTAGGCATCCGCTATAGTCGGATAAGCACAGACGGCGCGACTTGGCGCAAGCAGGCGCATTGCGGCGCCCTTCTCCGGCATCGTCGCAGTTGATGATGTCGGCGAGTGGCACGCCACGGAATTGCCCGGCCAGTTCGTTGTCCAGCTCTACCCAGGCGAATCGCTCGCCGTTGCCCAGGTGCTGGCGGATGACCGATACATAGCCGGCCAGCACACCATCGTCGGGCGTTTTGAACGTGATACGGTCCAGGGACCGAGGTGGCTGCATCACGAAGTCACGCGGTTTGCTGGCGGGGGCAATCACATCAAATTTCACAGCTGCATTCATTGCTTCTTCTCCTTGGTGGCCGTTACGGAGCACACGCCAAAGCGATCGACGGCGGCGGCGATCACGTCGCAGCTATGGGCTGCGATGGCGGTGTAGGAATGGCGTGCGCTGGCAGTGCGCACGACGACACGAAACGCGGTCATGGGGCGTTCCCTTTCGTTGGCTTGGTATCAATTGGAAGTTCGGTCACATCGAGCCGGCCGGCGCGCCAGTCGGCCACCTGGCGAGGCGTGCCTTGACGCGGTGACTTGTCCGGCAGCGGCACCATGCGCGGCCAGGGGCATGCCTTGATGGCATCCCAGGCCGCCAGTGCGCGACGCTGTTCATCGGCGGTCATGGCCGGGCCTAGCCATGCCGGCATGTCGTCCACCACCGGTCGAGGCCAGGGACATGCGCCCAGGGCGAGCCAGGCATGATCGATTTGCACGGCTTGGTCGGGCTTGAACATGACCGGTGCCGGTGATGTCTTCGGCTCGAAGGACACATCGGCCGCAAAGTCAGGTCCAGCGGGCTGCGTACAGTTATTTACACGAGTCCAAGGGAACCCCGAACCCGCCGATGCGCGGGCTCCGTGCCCCTGAACTGGGGTCCATGTATGCCGAACGGATTTAAAGACCACGCCCGCCATTTGGCGGCATTGCACGCCATAGGGCATGACACGTTCGCACTCTTCATAGCGGCCGGTGACAGTCTTGGTTTCTTTGGCCAGGGTGACCATCAGATCGTCACGTTTCACGATGGCACCGCCTTGAGCGCGCAAGTAGCTCGCCCAGCATGCACGCTTCTCGCCTTCGACCTTTTGTACGGCATCCCAGGCGGCGGCCATCGCTGGCGGCGCCTCTTGCACCATGTCTGCCGGAACGCGGCGCAGCTCGCGCCAGACGCTCACAGGTGCGCCGCCCCACTGCTGGAACTGCCGAATGCCCCAGCGGGCGGCCCAGGCTTCTACGCGCGCCGATGGCGTCAGCTCATAATCGCCGGCCGTGTCAGTGGTCACCACGTAGCCTTCTTTGGTCTTGTGGTCGGCTACGCCATCAATGTTCTTGGCCACATACTTGGCGATGTAGCCGGCGGCGCTGCCTTTCGACCAGTCAATGCGCTTCACATCCAGGCGGCGCTTGAATGCGCCCGGCTCACCACGGCCCACTCGCCAGGCGTAGCGCTTCATCACGCGGATAGCGCGGCCGGCCACGTCCTTGACGTGCGGGGTGGTGTAGCCCGGCAGAGCGCGCACGAACACCAGCATGTGCCAATGCGGGCATCCATCGTGATGCGGTTCGGCAATGCGGAAGCCGTATAGGCCGATGCCGCGCCGTGCGAGCGCCGAGCGTGCCAGGGCCGTCATCTTGCCTAGATACTTGTTAGCTGTGCGCGGGTCAGAGCCGTCATATTTCGGATTGGGCTTGCCGCTGTGTAGCGTTGCGTGAAAGCGAGACGGGCAAGACCACGTGAGGAACAGTCCTTCGTCCTTGCACTCGCGCGCAATGGTTTCGAAGCCGTTGATGCGCAGCATGAGCTCACCGCGCCGAATGGTTTTATTGGCGGTGGTCTTCTCGGCCAGCTCTGCGATGCTGAATTCCTGGCCGGCCTCGTTCCGCACCATCGTCGCTTCCAACGCCGCTGCATTGCGCTTGTTTTGTGCCAGGCGCGACAGCACTGCATCATTGCTGGCATAGGGCTCACCGTGATAGTGGACATAGCCCAAGCGGATATTGCCCCCCTCGAAGGCACGGCCAACCACCTTGCGCAGTTGACGGCGCCACCAGCGTGGGTCCACTACCCGCGCGATGATGGCGCGCAGGTCATCGTCGTCCACCTCAGGCACGTCAATGCCGTAATCGCTGCATTCCTGCTCGATGATGTCGCGGGCGTGCGTGTCGGAAATCGCCTTCCAAAGCATCTTCTTGACGTTCTCGGCAGCCTTCTCGGCAGTGGCGCAGATTTCCGCATCATCCTGCGAAAGATCAATTCCGGCCGGCACATACTGGTCCGCGAAGTCACGGACAAAATCGAGGGCGACCGGCTCGAAGATCCGGCGCCAGTGCCATACCGACATGAGCTCAAGCGCCTGGCTAACAACACGGCCGCGCCACTTCAGCGGGATGCGTTCCAGTTCGCTGGCAAACTGAGGCGAATCGAGAAAGGCCTTGTGCTGGCGTCGCGTCTTCGCGTCGACTTTTCTATACTGCATTGAGGGCTCTTTCGTAGGTCGAGATTGCGCGAAGCACGGCATGACGCATGGCCAAGCGTTCGGCTTCAGTGAATGAATGGATAGGCGATTCCCAGCGATCTGCCGATAAACCGGCCAGACTCAGGATGTGCCGACGAATGGGCTTGGCAGTAGCCGCCCAGGAGTACGCGACGCCTATCTGGTGGTTCGGCCGCTGGCGAGTGCGCAGCAGGGTCATGGCCTTCTCCAACTCGGCCTTTGCAGCCTGATCGCCTGGTGGCGTGGGCACCTGTGCCGCACGCTCGCGCAGCAGCTCCGTGGCAGGGCGGAACGACGCGTGATCCTTGATACGGGCGCACCGCATGTTCAGCCTTTCACCCAGCCCAGAGCCGACAGCACGGCCGGCGCCAGCAGCAGCAGCAGCAGGCCGGCAACGAAGTAACTCAGCAGGCTACGCATCACCATTCCCCGAGCAGACCATCAATGCGCTGCAGGCGCGCAGCGAGCCTGTTCGAAATGACATTCTTGCCTTCCCAGATGACGTTCCAGCGCAGCTCGTCGATGAGCGCGGCCTTGTGCATCAGCATGCGCTGCGCGCAGCGGAATTCCTTCAAGTCCTCATCCATTCGAAGCCTGACCAAGGTGAGTGCGTTGATGGCTTTTTGCTGATCGGTAATCGTGGCCATGATTTTTCAGGGTGAGCGAATCCCGCGTGCGCCATACGGCGCACGGCAGGCATTGATTTATCGGGAGTGGGGCGACCGCTTAGACGGTCGCGAGATCTAGCGTCATCTGGTTCTTGGCGGCCAGAAATGCGCGCGAGGAAATCGGAATGCGCACTTCTGGATTCGGCATCGCCGACATCGACACGGTGCGCGAGACTTCAAGCGTGGCCACGAAGGTATGGCCGCACTCAACGTTCTGGCACTGGTATGTGATTTCCTTCATCATCGAGGACATGGTGCGACTCTTAGCCGCGCGCACCGGGCTTTGGCAGTGCGGGCATGGCAGGCTGATTACGCGCATGGTTTGGATTTTCCCCCAACGGGATAGAGCGCCCGGCCCCTGCCGGTGATACGCCTCACGCCGTTTCGTACCGCTGTTTTTACGAGCCATTCCAATGCCTGGTCGATGGACTCCAGACCTTCCCGTTGACGGATATTCTCAATCATCTGGCGTTCGTCGTCCGAGAGCATGGTTTCGTTGGAAGGCATTTTCAGTTACTCAAAAGTTGCTTATTCATGCCTTGGTTTAGAACGTTGCGTGGGCTACGCTTTCACCATTGCCAGATGCGAGGATTTCGGCGGCTTGGCGCAGAGCAAGCTGTCGCAAGATAGTTGCGGTCGCTTCACCTTGATAGTGAGCGAGCGATTCAACAATTGCTTGCTCGTAATCATCGAGGCTAAGCATGTGGCGATGCTTGCGGACGCGTTTCGGGTCTGGATACATGGCTTATCCCTTGGCTGTTCAACGGTGGATTTCTTGTTCGTAGGCTTGAATACCCTTCAGCACCATGAGGCGGAGAAAGGACGAGCGAGTTCGATGGTCTTGAACCGCATAGGCCGATACTTTTTCCGCCTCGCGAGAATCAAGGCGGGTGGTCATAACCACCGAAGTGACATCCGTGGCGGCCGGAATATCGGTTTGATTTCTCAATGGCAACGAAATAGCGGATGTAGACATAGAGTAAAATTTGTATACGTCACTTAGCAATGACGGAAATATAGTATTTAAAAACATACCCGTCAAGAGTTTTTCAATATGGAATTAAATACATTCGGCGAGCGATTGAAGAGCGAGCGCAACAGGCTTGGCCTTTCGCAAGAAGCATTCGCTGCAGTCGGTGGCGTCAAAAAATTGGCCCAAATTTCTTACGAACAAGGGAAGACACTTCCTGACATCGGTTTTATGGTGGCGGTATCAAAGATCGGCGTCGATGTCACCTACGTTATGTTTGGCGTGCCTACCCCTGGAGCTTTGTCGGCTGAGGAGGATCAGTTATTAAATGGTTTCCGGAAACTTGATCTGATGGGCAAAGTACGAGTACTAGGCGTTATCGAAGGCGCGGTTCCGCAAGAAAAAACCCAGGCGCGACATGTCGTTTCGATTGGAGGCAGTGTCGGCCATCAGGTCAACGGCGATGTCTATGGGACCGTCAACAATGGAGATACGCCCGGCAAGGTAAAAGCCGCTCGCGTGAAGGCAGAAAAGAAAAAGTAAAAGAGTGTGTAGTTGGGCATTGCCCGTGTCGAGCTCATATCTGGTTGCTCGCGTAACACGTAGTGGGTATTTAAGCGTTATTGGGGAAGTAATGGAGCACAAGTTAAATGTTGAAGGGGAAGTCGTTCATCTGGTTAATGGTAGCGTTCATGAAGCACCACAACTGAGTAGTGTGGTTACTCTAAATCTGCTGGGTGATAACAAGAAGGTAGAAACTCTGACTCAACTTCAGCGTCGCACCATCGCCGATTTAATTGATCAACTTTGCGCGAAGACTGGCGAGGAACCGTTAGCGCTGTATCGCATAATCTTGACGGATTTCGGTGCGACAAAAATGAAATTCATGCCGCGTGAAAAGTATCCACAGGTGAAGGCTCAAATTAATCAGTGGATCGCCGAGGCTAAACAAGGAAATGAATCTCTAGAAAAAGGCACGGTGCCAAGCGGCCCCGCAGTCTCTAAAAGTTCGCCATCCGAAGAGCCCACTCCTCCCGCCGTATCCCCACCTATTTGCTACGCCTGTGCCGAGAAAGACATTGGGTATATGCGTTTACAGCGAAGCACTCGCGGCCTATGGATCTTGGTCATCCTCCTCGCTTCGATATGCGGATGGTTGCTCTACAAAATGCCTGCGCCGGTTGAGCCGGAGCAGGTTGCAGACAATAGCTGCTATTTCGAAGGCAAGGCTTATTCGCGTGGCGGTTCCATCAAAGTGGACGGCGATCTGATCAAGGAATGTATTTACGACGTGACGACCGGCAAATCATTTTGGTCGAAGCCACGATAGTCAATCCGAGTTGTTCTCCGCGATGATCTCGCGGACCTCTTTGATTTTGGCCCACTCCAGTGCAGCTGCGCGGCTGGCGCTTTGCTTGGAGGCATAGGTCCGTTTCAGTGTCTTGGCGTTGTCGGCCTTACCTGCCAGCTCGGTGCCCTTACTGTTTTTCTTCTTTGCTTTGTCGTGCCACTCGGCTTTCACGCCGGTGATACCTTCCTCTGGATCCTGATCAAGCTCGCGCTCTGTATCGGCTTCCTCAGATTTGGTCTCGAACTCAATTCGCGTAGTAAAACCGCTGCCGCTGATGGAATGCGTGACGGTTTTCGATAGCCATTCCGTGGCGTCGATATCTGCCTTGAATCCCGAAACCACTACAGGCGATTGCGGCATGATGCTGGCATCGCCAAGGGCGAGCTGCATCTCGAAGGTGGCCAAGCCACGTTCAATGCGCTGCCACTCGGCCACGGCGGCAGCGCGCGCATCAGTCTCATTCGCGAACGTGGTGCGCAAGCGCTTGCTGTTGCCTGCCTGGCCAGCGACGACACTGCGGCGGCGTCCGTATTTCTCATCCATCCAGAATGCGCGAACGCCGCTATACGCATCGGATTCTGAGCTGTGATATCGGTGCTGGTCCCCCAACGCCCTCACCACCTTCACCACGGGCAGCGGCTTGCCGCTGGCGGTGCGACTCTCGTTGATCGGCATGAACAACAACGTGTCATTTTTCACCGTAGCCACCGCGTCATATTTCTTGCCCAGGCGACGCAGTAGCGCGGAATCGCTCTCATGCGTCTGGTCCAGGTGCTTGATGGCGATGGACCGCAGGCCGGCCGATATCCCCGATGCCAGCCCATTGTCGGCGGCGATGACATCCACCACGGCACCGAGCGTGGTCTCATGGAAACTACGGTCTCGCTGTTGCCGAAACGCATCGATCATGCTGGCCGACCTGGCGCGGATGGTGAGTCGATCCGGGGCGCCGCTGTGCTCCACCTCGGAGACCACAAACGCGCCCTTGTCCACCAGCGGCGAACCCAGCCAGCCGAGCGCGAAATTCAGCTTGGCGCCCTTGGGCGGTATCTTCAGCTTGCCATCGGAGTCGTTCAGCTCGATGTCCAGTTGATCGGCTTCATCACCCCGGCACTCGCGCAAGGTGATGCTCATGAGTCTGTCGGAGACAGGGTGACTGATATCCTTGTCCTCGATGACGATGCGGAATGCCGGCGCGGTGGTGGTCATTGGCCAGCCCCGCCGAACTTACCGACGATGCCGCCGACCTTGGACTTGACGCCATCGATGGCACTGACCACCACATCGCGGGCTTTGTCAGCGATGCTGTTCGTGATGCCGTCGATATCCACCATGTTGCGCAGATCCGAGATATCGCCAAGACCGAGCGACGACAGCACGCTATCGTCGGTGCGCTTTAACTTGATGGTGAACTCAATGCGCTTGGCGTCGCCATAGCCGTCCAGCACAGTGCGCCCTTCATCCATGCTCTCGATCACATAAGAACCATAGATGCGCCCCGTACCCTGGATCAGGAACCAGCTCTTGCCGGTATCGGCCATCAGGCGCAGGGCATCCAGCGAAAAGGCGCTACCCGTCAGCTCCGGTGCAATCCAGCCGGTGAGGGTGATGAGATCATCCCCCTTGCCGGTGAACTGCACCGCATCACGCCGGCCCACGCGCGCATTGCTGGCGAACTTCCATTGCGTCTGCCGCTGCAGCTCTTGATAGGCCAGCGTCGGCAGGCTGAAGACGAACATTCCCAAGACCATCATCATGACGTTTTTCCTTAATCCCAATCTGCGAGGTTCGAGCGCTGGCGCGACGCCTTCATGCGGTCGCGGCGGTCGAGCTCAGCGGCTACCGCGCGGGCGATGGCTTGCTCATCCATGCCGGGCGTCGGCTGGATGATGATTTGCACGGTATCGCCCTGGTAGACGACAGGCTGCGCGCTGCCACCGCTGATCGGTGGCCGGCTATCGAAGGCCATCGCCGGCACGCTGCCCGCACCAATGGCCACGGCCGCGCCAGCGCTAGCCAGCTTGCCGGCGAGACTGCTAACGGTCGACAGCGGCCCGTCCTGGCCCCGATTCAAGCCCACGGCCAGGCCTTGCATGGTGTAGTCGCCCAGCTCGGCAAAGACCCTGCTCGGACTATGGATGTCTAGTTTTTCCTTGAACCAGCCAATGACGCTGGCCCCGGCGCCCAGCACCGCATCCTTGACGGCGCCAATGCCGCTGGTGATGCCGTTGACCAATCCGTGCAGGATCATGGCGCCGAACTCGGTGAATTTGGCCGGCAGCTCGATGCCGAACCAGCTCAGCACGCCCGCAAACGCCTGGTAGAACAGTCCCACCGGAGACCAATTCACGATCAATGCACCAATCCCGGCCAGACCGCCCGCGAACGCGCCGCGCACCTGCTGCCATAGGTTTCCGAAGAATCCGGCAATGGGTTCCCAATTCCGATACAGCAGATAGGCTGCGGCGGCAATGGTGGTCACCGCCAGGCCGATCGGGTTCATCAGGAATACCCGCCCGAGCCACATGAAGACCGTCCCGATACCACGCAGAATGGGCATGAGCAGATTACCCTGCAGGCCAATTTTCGCGAACAGGACGTGCAACATGGCATACGGGCCGATCACGGACGCCAGGGCCAGCATCAGCGGCCCCATCACTACCATGACGGCGGCGATGGCACTGAAGCCCACAATCATGGCCTTGGCCTTGGCAGGATTGCGCTCCATGAAGCCGGTCAGCGCCTGGACGGCGCTGGTAGCCATCTGCAGCCCCGATGCGTAGAGCGGTAGGATCTTCGTGCCCAGCTCCAGTTTCAAGTCCGCTACCTTGGCCAGGGTTTCCAGTTCCTTCCCGCTGGCGGTGTCGCGTCCGAGCTTATCGAGCTCGTCGATATTGGCAGCGCCCCGGTTCAGTTTCTCGTTCTTGTGGATCTGCGTGCGCTGCTGGTACATGGTGGAGAAGAGCTGCGCCGCCGTGCGGTTCGAGAAGATCCCGCCGATGGCGTCAAGGATGCCTTTCTCATCGGTGATGCCCTTGCTGGCCAACTGCGGCAAGAGCACTTTTTCCATCCATTCGAATTGGTTCTCGCGGAACAGATCCGCGCCCTTGATGGCGCCGGGATTCAGGAACGAGACCTGGCCGGCCTTGTCGTGCTTGACCTTAGATTGATCCCCGATCAGGCCCAGGTCCGACAGCATGGCAATGGAACGCTTGGTGGTGCGTCCCTGGTACAGGTTCTGGTAAGCGCTCATCATCGAGGTGCCGACCCGGTTGCCGCCCATTTCCTGCACCAGGGATTCGAGCTGGTAATAGAAGGCTTCATCCTTGATGCCCTTGGCCGCGATGCCGCCTGTCTTGATCAGGTTCAGCCACTCGCTCGGGCCGACCCGGCCGCCCGTGGCGGTCAGCACCTGCTGCACCATGTTGGCCTGCTTGGAGAAGGTGCCGATGTCCTTGGTGCCGTTGCGCATTTCGATGACCTTCAGCATGTCCATGAACTTGCGCTCGTTCTCGGCACCCTCGGCTTCCCCATAGAAGGCGTGATTGCCGAATTTCATCTTGGCCATCATGGGCGCGACCATTTCGGCGTGATGCGTGTCACCAAAGGCCGTGATGCCGTCGCGCAGCAACTGCAGATTGTCGAGCTGGCTGGTGCCGTAGGTCTTCATGTCGCGCGCGAACTTGATCGCTTCGGCGGTCGCCGCCGGCCCCAGGCCGAGCGCACGCACGCGACCGTTCTCAGTTTCGTAGTGCGTGGCTTCTTTCAGACCAGCCAGCATCGGCGCGCCCATGGCAGCGCCACTCGCCGTGGCACCGACGCCCGCCGCTGCCAGGCCGCCGGCCGTACTGCGCAGCTTGTCGGCGCGCTGGCGCGCATTGGCCATGACCTGCTGCTGACGACTGCTGGCGGCCAGCTTCTTTTGCTGTTCAGCCAATTCGGCGTTGGTGGCGGCAATACTGTTCTTGAGCCAGGTCTGCGCGTTGGCAAGCTGGCGCGAACCAACACCCGCATCGGCCAAGCGCTCGCGCAGCGCACGATACTGCGTGCCTTGCCGCTCGCTGGCGTCCTGCAGGGATTTGACGCTGCGCACAGCGGCATTGAATTCACGCGTCATGGCGCGGGTCGGGTTCTCTACACCCTTCATCCTGGCCGCCAGCTCGGTCACGCGCTGCTGCGCGGTGGACAGTTCGGCATTCGTCTTGCGCATGCCCTGATGCAGGTCGCGCAGGCCGTCGAGGTCTTTTTGTTGCTTGTTCAGCTCGCGCAGCCTGTCGCTGGTGTCCTTCAGTGCCTTCCCGGTGTCCTTGGCACCGCTGGCGATCTTCTTCAGCGGGGCGGTGATTTTCTCCATCATGGAGAACACCACTTGCATTTTCAGTTCATTTGCCATTTACTCCGCCCCGCTTCTTACTCGGGCGCGCTCGCGCCACTTCATGAGGTCTGTCAGTTCCAAGTCCTCCATCGCGGCCGGTGGCCAGTGGAACACCGTCGCGATGTCGGCCATGGCGTCTTCTACTTCGATTGGGAGACCAAGGCGCGGTCCGCCTTCGGTGCCAAAAAAACAGAGACCTCCATACCGCACTTGATCAGGTCGGCCGGGTCCATGGCGGCCACATCGAACTGCGTCAGGGCGGGTTCGCTGATACGCGGCAACACCACCTGCAGGGCGCTCACGTTCATGTTCATGAGATCCATCAGGCTCACGCCGCGCAGGGCACCGGACTTGGGACGGCGCAGGGTCAGCTCGGTGATTTGGGAATTGCCGCGCGTCAGCGGTTCGTCCAGCTCGACAACAACGGTTTCGATTTTGGGGGCGGTTGCGGTGGTCATGGTGGTTCCTTGTCAAATTGGGAATTAGGAGAGGCAGGCGGCGGGGTGCCGCCTGGCCATTACAGGCCGATAGCCTTGCGGATGTCGGCGCGGCGATCTTCACCGCCGACGATCTCGATGCCGTTCATGAAGTCGAAATCGAACATCACTTCGTTGTCGATGGTGAGCTTGTAGGCGCTCAGGGGCATGCTGAACTTGTGCGAGGTGTCATCGCCCACCTTGGCATTGCCCATATCCACTTCTTTGTAGCGGCCACGCACGGTGATTTCCACCGCCTGCACAGAACCGTCATCGTCATTCTGGTAAGCGCCTGCGAAGCGCAGTTGCACGGCACCGTGGGACTTGGCCGCGTATTGCTTCAGCGCTTCCTTGACCAGGCCACCGGCGGTCCACTCCAGCTGGATGGCTTCTTGGCCCAGGTCCACCGAGACCGGACCGGACATGCCGCCCGCGCGATATTCCTCCATCTTGCGCGACAGCTTCGGCAAGGTCACCTCCGTGGCCATGCCGGCAAAGCTGATGCCATTCTCGAACAGGTTGAAATCCTTCAGTTTGTGGGGCATGCCCATGTCTTACTCCTATGATGTGAGGACGGGAGGCGGCCAGGCGTACCGGCCGGCTACCCATTAGGCGGCGACGCGCGCGGCGAAGTCGGCCAGGTATTGGTCGGTAATGCGCTGCTGGAACAGCAGGTTCTCCAACGGTGGCACGGGCGTGTAGCCGTAGTCGATGGTCAGCTTGCCGGCCTTCAAGGTGTCCTTGTCGTTGAACTGCTCATCGAACCAGGCTTCACCGTCGATGATGTAGCCACTGGCCTTCAGGGATCGGAACTTGGCATTGATGCTGGCCACCAGATCCTTGACGAGCGAGGGCGTCATCGGCAGGTCCGCAAAGACCATGTGCGCTTCGGCGATGGTGTCGGCCAGCACCTGTGCGGTGCGCGTGTAGTTCTCGAAGGGGAAGTAACCGCCCTGAATTTCGCAGGTGCGCGAGCCCCAGAAGCGGTAGCCGCTCATGTTGATGAGGGTGGTGACTTCCTTGGCATTGAGCACGCCGGCGTCGGTGGCCGGGTCCTGCAGATCCCAGAACACGTCCCGGCTGATGCCCGTCGGCCCGTTCACCACCACATTGGACAGCGTCTTGTGCCAGCCGGTCTGCTCGTCGATCTTGGCGCGCAGACCCAGCGCGTAGGCCACGGCCGAGATACTCACATCGGCATTCGAGGTGGTGTCCCACGAGACGAATTCCGGCCAGATCAGCATCACTTCACGCTGTCCAAACTCCGCACGGTAGGCGGTGGCGGCCACCACCGTGGCGCAGTTCCAGCACGAGGCGTAGACGAAGGCGCGCAGGGTCTGCGCCAGGGAAGCCAGCGCATTGGTCACCGCCTTGGTGTCCAGGCCAGGCGCGCCCAGGATGCGCGGCTTGATACCGAGCTTGGCTTGTGCTGCCAAGAGGGCCTTGGCGCCGGTATAGCGGCCGTCGGCCGAGACGCCGCCGATAACCAGACTGGTTTGCTCGGCTTCGTCGTCGCCCTCAGCCACGCGCACGAGCACCACCAGCGGTTTGGCCTGTGCGGCGATGGCGTCCAGCACGCGGCGCATGGTGCCGCGCTTGCCCGCCTTGGCCTGTGCGGCGACGACATTGGTAATCAGAACTGCGGTATCCAGCGGAAAGGCAGCCGCATCCGCATCATCGGCCGTGACGATGATGCCGATGACGGCGGTGGAGATGGTGCGGATGGGGCGCGTGCCTTCGTTGATTTCGATGACGCGCACGCCATGGTGGTAGTCAGCTGCCATAGTGATAACTCCTAGTGGTTCGGATTAGGCTTGCGCCGGGGATTCTGCGGCCGGCTCTTCCGCCGGTTCCGCCGGTGCGGGAATTTCTTCGATGACCCACTCGCCGGCGGTGTCGTATTCCGGATCCATCGGACGGAAGGGCGAGAGCCAGCGCGCGCGGTGGCCAGCCGGGATTTCCGGCACGGCCGTCTGCACCGCCTGATAAGGCACGTTAAGACGATCCTCCATTGGGAAGGGGTAGGCAGTCACGGTATGCAGAAAAATGCCGTTGTCGTCGGTCTGGTAGCAAGTAATCGGGGGCATGATCAGAGGTGAATACGTGGATTGAATGCGGTGTGTTTGGGCGCTGTTTCTGCGCCTGCGATGCCGGCGGCCACAACACCGGTCACGGCTCGCGTGCCAATGGCTTGTGAACCGCCCGCGCCGTAGGGAACGACATCAGTGCCGCCCACCCCGCTGGAAAAGATCAGGCCGTGGTTGTGGTCCTTGAGCGTGTCGCCCTTATAAGCGCCAAGCGTGCGCGCACTGCCGTTATCGGCATCCGTGCCGGTGAAACGGGGAAACACGTCACGCAGATCCGGAAAGCGGAAGGTATTGGCATCCACATCGGCAAACTTGAACGTCTTCGCGGTCCAGTTCGCGGCGGCGACGCTATGCCCGTTCTGCTGTGCCCATGCCCAAATTGATGCTTGACTCGTCTTCGAGCCAAGCCCACCGACCAGGTCGGCCTCATACGATCGAGGTGCAGCGGTGGTGCCGAATTCCAATGCACCGCAGCGCAAGGTCCGGTAACCATGAAACTCGCCAGTGCCGGCTACGTCCACCCACTCCACCAAGCCAATGCTCTTGACCATCACTACATCGACGAGCTTCTTTGCAGGAACGGCCGTCAGGAAAGGAATTACCCCGGCCATGGCTTGCGCAATCGCGCTGGCCACAAACTCGATATTGGCCACCTGCCCCACATCGGCACCGGCCGCCGGAGTGGGTGCTACCGGCTGGCCAGTGAACACGGGTGATTTGAGTGGTGCCAGGTCGGCATGCGTATGCGCTTTCGGTGCCGCATAGGCCACGATGGCATCATCCGCATATTTGCGCGTGGCCAGCACCACCGCAGGATCAATCTTCAGCTCGACGGCTGCAGTGCTCGACACCAGCAAGACAACGCGCACGACCTGATCCTTTCCGGCACCGTCACTCAGCAGAGGCTTATAGCTGGGCGGGCAGTTCGCGACTGCGCACAAGTTGCCGGCGTCATCGAAGATGCCGATTTCACGCACCCACCAGCCGCCGACATCGGCCGGCAACACCTGCTCAATGATGATCTGACTGGGATTCTTCGGATCTTTTTCCAGGGTATTGATCGGGGCGCGGCGCTGTTCCTTGATCAGGCTTGTCTGCTTGCGGTCGGGCATCGGCACGACGCCATTGCCATCGCCCACGGCCATGTGCGTGAGCTTCAGCGGAATGCCCAGCGCCAGGGCATTGGCGATTCGCGCCTCGCCGATCTCGGTCGGAATAGAAAAATAGGTGCTCATGGGTAGATGCTCATGATTTCAATAATGTGGGTGGCGCAACCGATGAAGGGCCCGCCGGCGGTCTCGATGCTGTCCGGCGACCAGGGATAGACAGTGATGGCCTCGCCGAACTGCGCGTATGCGCCCACGTTGATCTGTCCACGGGTCTCCAGATGGATGCGCAGCCCGGTCAGATGACGCGATAGCGGCTTGGCGTCGTCAATGAGGCGTTCCATTTCGAGGAACATTTCATCGGTGATGCCCGAATCCAGCACGCCGACCTCAAGAGCGAAGGTGCCGCGCGGGCCGCGCGGTTCGGTCTGCCACCATTCACTGATCTTGATGATGTAGCCCAGGGACTCGACCACGCCGCGCACGGCCGCGATGGTGCCCTTGTGCTGGTGGATGTAGCGGGCGGCCTTGATCGTGCCGCGCTTGATGGTCTCGGGCCAGCTATCGTCCCAGCGATCCACCGAAAAGGACCAGGCCAGGAAGGGCAGCAACTCCACCGGGCAGCGGTCGGGATTCCACAGCAGACGAAGCGGCACCGGCGTGTCGGCCAGGGCGGCGCAGGCGCGCGCAAGAGCCCGCTCCAGGGGCGTGGTATTGGGCGGCAGGGTCGGGACCGGGTTATACATCGTCCACCTCTTCCAGCACCTCGGCGGTGATCTTGATGCCGGTGCAGCGTGCCGCTTGCGTGCGCCCGCACAGAATGTCCGCCGTAGGGGATTTCACGACTACATTGCGCACGCCTTCGACCTTCAGCGCAGCCACGTAGGCATTGCGATAGACGCTATAGCCCAGCGGGCGCAGCGGCTTGGAGATGGCGGCGGCGTTCGACCGGGCAGCGTTCAGAGCGATGGCCGCCTCTGGACCTTTCTCTACATACACCACCGCTTCCAGCTCGTAGTCGGTGACCTGGCCCTGTACCACCGAGACCAGATCGCCCAGGGGCCGGACATCCTCGGCCGACAGTGCGGCATCGACGGTTTGCAGCAGGTCAGCCGGCGCCTGCCAGTCATCCGAGTTCGCCAAGACGGCCACCACGACTTCGCACGGTGCTGGGCTGACGGCGCGCGCGTCCAGCACGCGTCCATCAGCACTGCGCGCATGGAATTCATAGGCATTGCGCGGGCCGGCCGTCGAGAGCGCATCAGGCGCTTCCTGAATGCGCAGGCGGTACGCATCGTCGCCTTCCAAGACCTCGGCCACCGGTGGCGAGGCATCCGGATCAGCTTCGACCAATACCAGGCGCTTGACGTTGGTATTAGCGCCGATCTGGTCGAGGTCGGCGCGGATGGCAAACGACAACATGACTGCCTTGGCGGCATCGTTGACGCGATTGCGCAGCAACAGCTCTTGATAGACGTTCTCCTGCAGCAGCTTGGTAGCCGGCTCAGACTCCAGCGACAGCACATTGGCAGCGGCCTCGCGCTCGTCTTCCGGCAGCAGCGCCAGCACGGCCGCCTTGCGACTGGCCAGGATGGTTTCGAAGTCCAGGGTTTCCAGCACTTGCGGTGCCGGTAGCAGGGACAGGTCGATGGGCGAGCTCATTGCGTCGCCCCTTCACGGACCTGCACGGAGAATTCGACAGCGGTGCCATTGGTCACGCCCTGCAGCACTACCGAGATTGCGCCGCTGGCGTCCCGGTTGAGGTTCACCGACGAAAGAGAAATGCGCGGCTCCCAGAGCGTCAGGCGATAGGCAACGGCCGCATAGATGCGCATGACGGTCACTCCATTCAGGGGCTGGTCAATCAGTTCGGGGATTTCCGATCCATAGGCACGACGGTAGATGCGGGTGCCCAGCGGCGTCATGAGGATATCGCGCACGGACTGCCGGATATGATCCAGCAGAGATAGGCTGCTGCCGGTGGATGCGTTCATGGCGATCATGGCAGCGGCACTCCGGATTTTTCATCGCCGCGCTTGATTTCGCCGTGCGGGTGATTGCGCAGGCTGATGTCACCGGCCTTGATGTCGCCTGTGGCCGTCACGTCGCCGTCAATAACGATTGCCGCGCCACCGTCGCCGCCCAGGACCTTGGCCCCATTGTTCAGAGCACTGAAGCCTTCCACCACGAGATTACCTTTGATGGTCACATCACCTGTGCAGGTGGTCTGCGGCGCGTCAGCGGTCACCGCATCTGCCTTCACCAGCGCCGAGCTGCCGGCCGGCAGGATGGCCGACAGGGAGTGCTTGCCGAAATCGTAGAGCACCACGGCGCCATCCGGGTAGTGGATGGAGCGAATTTTCAGGGAGGTCTGCGGTGCCGAGGAATCGGCCGAGAACAGGCCGGCCAGGACTTTACCTTGGGTCAGATCACCATTGGGAGAGAAGACGATGACTTGCTCGCCGATGGACGGCGGGCACCAATCGATGACATCACCCGCGCGCAGAGCAATCCACTGCAGCCAAGTGGTCAGCAACGAAGGCGACAAACGCACGCGCACCTTGTCCGCGTTGATCTCGGCAATCTTGCCAGTGCGGATCAAATTCGGGATGGTGCGAACGAGTTCGGAGAGGTCGGGCTTCATGCAACCCATGTTGCCGGATCGCGCGCGGGAAGGCACTTCGCGGCGGGTTGTTATCCCGGATATTGCCGCTGCACTCTCAATATTCGCAATATTTCAACTGAAATGAGACAGTGACTCTCTGCAATTTAGGCGTAACGCATAGAGAGCAAGATACATCCATACCGAATCTGGATTCGGGTTCAACCTAAAGGAGAACATCATGCGTACCTATCTGGCTCTACTGGCCCTCACCGCAGGTCTGCTCGGAACATCTGGAGCCTATGCCGCCGACACCATCATGTCCACTTCTATCGACTGGGACTTACTGGGTGAATGGATGCTCGAAGCCGGTCGGATGCCTCCTGGCTGAATAGCCCCACTCTTCTCAATCCCACTTTAGGAGAGTAACCATGCGTATCTACCTCGTGTATTTCTTGGTCGTAGTCGGGCTCATCGCAGCGTCTGGTGCACGCGCAGGACAAACTTGCTCCGGGGAGCCAGACGCTCATGGTGCACGCTGCGAGTTGATGAGCACAGCACTGCGCTAAAAGGACGGCTGGTCTAATCTGAGATTGGGCCAGCCACGATCGCTCGGCATGGCCGAATCGAATATTTGTGGAGTGCTTTTGAGAAAGCGGCTACTGGCGCTGATATCCCCACTATTCATGCGTAGTGAAACTTGGTCAGTTCTCGCTGCCGCACTGGAGCCCGTATATAAAGCGTATCTACGACGGTTTTTCTGTGCTCGCAATTATTTAATATCGTCGTTCGAGGCAGCAGTGAGATCCGAATATTCAGCTATGTACATCTCTACCTGAAGGCTCAATATCCTCATCTCTGTCAGCATTTTCCGCAGTGCTCGCATCCCTTCTCTGCATTGCTCGCGCTCAGGTGGAATTCTCATATTCAGGTCTTTTACGGAGGTGAGCACCGCTTCGCATACTTTATTCAATTGCTGCAGCTCAGCGATTTGATTCGCGAACTTTTTCTTCTGCTCCATTTTCTGTCCCGCCATCTGAGAAGAGTGCATCCCAACTCGACAAATTGTCCATCAGCAGTTTATAGCAAGGACATGTCATTTTGTGAGATGTTCCAAGAGGATCCGACGAAGCTCTGCAACATCGCTTGCCGAGAAGCCCAGCAGTGGACGGGCAGGATAGTTGAAGCTCGGCCCGCGCGAAGCCACCTTGTCTTGCAGGCCCTCATGATGCACAAGCACGATGCCAGGTGCCTCAGTGCGGCTTCTCGCTCCAGAACTCTACTGCACCTGCTGGCAGCTCAGCTAGGAGCGCAAAGAATCGTTCCTGATCTACTCGTTTGAGCAGGGCACTGGCCACCACCGCTATAGCGGTATCAGGAGAAAAGTTGTGGCGGCCGCGTAGCGCGCGCACTTCCTCAGTCATGCTAGCTCTGCTACCGAAAGGGACCGTCGGTTCGGACAGATCCCAGCGCCGGATAAGCATAGAACGCAAGCATACTGGTAGCAACTCGGCAAAAGAAATCGTCTGCTGTGGCGTAAGTCGCCGCCGGAATGTATGGAGCACCCCCTCCACCATTGTGTAGGTAACGTGCGTGCTCCACAGGTCGGCGCCGTTACGGGCCTCGACTAGAAAGTCATAGAAAATTTCTGATGCGCGGCTATATTCAACAGGGACTGGCATGGCGACTTCGTTCTCTAGGGATATAGCATCCGGCGAGGAGCGGCCCGGATCGGAAATCAGGAAAGGATACCAACTGGTGACCTCCTTTGGGCGCAGCGAAGGAAAAAGCTTGTAAATCCGCAGATGTAACTGGTGCCGGTGCCGAATTTTACTGGGCACTAGCAATATGTCGTAACAGGCTGTCGCGCACCAGCATTACGTCAGCAGGATTGAACCCTAGAAGCGGGCGGGCCGGATACTTGTAGCTTGGGCCGCGCGGCGCGACCCTATCCGGCAAGCCCTCATGATGTACCCGAGCAATACGCGCCACCTTGCCGAGGAAGCCAACCGACGCCTGGCTAGCATCCGCCTGGACTTGCAGGTAAGCATTCGTGCGCAGCTTGTTGAACATGGCCGCCTTCTGTCGCTTGATCCGACCAGACTTGGAGCGCAGTTCCTTGCGGTTCTTCCGCGCCGGATAAGTCGTGCCATCAGGCGCCACCTGCTGGGCGATCAGGCGCGCATGCTCGCGGCGTAAATCGTTCGCGACCTGGCGCACCAGTTGGCGCCGTTTGGCCGGCTGAACCTTGGCGATCAGGGCGCCGGCCCATTCTTCGAGGCGTTGCAGATCATCACTCATGGCAGCCGCGGCACATCCCATTCGGCCAGCAGGCTATCGCCCTGGTAGAGCTGCCAGAAGTCATCCGCGAATGGCGGCGCGAGATGAGGCTCGGCCACGTGGATGATCTCCAGCCGGCCGCCATCTTGCCGCTTCACAATCGTGCGCTCGGTTAGCGCCAGCTTGATCGACAGATCGAGAGAGTCGGCGCTATTCATGTCCACTTCGAAGCGGATGGCCTTCTTGGCATTTTCCGGGTTGGCAAACGCCTCCCGTTGATGAACCCGCATCCAGGCCAGCAGCGGCACGAACACCAAATCGAGGTCCAGCCCGATGTCGGTCAAGATCAGGTTCAACACATAGTCATATTCAAAGGAGAGCCCGGCGGTGCCGGTCGCACGCGAGCCGCCCTCATCGATGAAGATGTGCAGCTTGTCCGGATTTTGCGCCAGATCCTTAATGGCCTTGCGCAGGTAATCCCGCAGGTTCTTGGGCTTGTACATTCAGTTTCTCGCGCAAGGCGTTGTAGGCGTCGATCAGGGCATTGCTTTGTCGGATGGCGTCATCGCCTTCACTGGCGATGTCGTCAAGAAACTCTGCTGCCGCTGGCGTAAGTTCGGCTCGCGCTTCCTGGCCAGCTCCACCGGTAGCGCCGGTATCTGCGCAGCCGGGCCAGGCTGGCACTGCAGCGTTGACGGGGACTGACAGCCGGATAGCGCCGCTGCGCACGCCAGCAATGTAAGTGTCTTTCTCATGGCGGGCTGCATCCCTTTCATTGGTGAGCTTGTCGGTAATGGCCTGGATGGCGTCGCGTGCGTTGCGCTCGGCCTGTAGAACCTGTTGCGCGCGTTCTGCCCTGGCGTCCGCCGCTACCTGATTGGCCACGGCAATGCCGGTCTTCAGGCGGTCAATGTCGGCATCCTTGCGCCATCCCTGGATTGCCCAGGCGGATACAAAAGCCACCACAAGCAAGCCGACGCCGAGCCCAGCACGCAACCGGGTGCGCCAGGTATCGGCAAGCGTCATGCCAACACCCCGCCTGCATCCAGGAAGGCCAAGTGCAGTTCCTCGCTGGTCTTCAGGGTCGGCAGCACGATTGCTTCGCCGCCTTCCCGCGTAAATGCCTTTTCTAGATCCACATAGCGATGCTCGAACTGACCATAGCCAGCGCCCGGCAAGGAAGCCCAAATGTTCTTGCACTTGGCGATAGCGTCCGCCAGGCGGCCGGCGTCGATATCGGGCAACGCCCGACATTCCTTGATCTGCTGCAGGGCGATGGCGTCTTGCACGTCCGGACCGAACCCCGTCAGCCCAAGCTGCCTGCGGTAGACATCGTAGTAGCGCATCAGTAGCTGATAGCCTCCGGCGGCGGTAGACCAATTCTTGATGCGGGGAATCCAGACCCGCACGCGCGGATGATCGGCGTAGCTGGTAAAGCGGGTGCGGCCGACGATCTGGTCATATCCACGGTCGCGCGTGGTCGGCGAATTGGACGTGCCTTCGGAGAAGCGCAGCATGCCCAGGAAGGCGCGGCGGTTGTCGGTGGCGTTCACAGCGTTTCCTTCACGTCGCGCGCCAGCTCAGCAATGTCCTTGCCTTGGCGTCGCTGAAACCACAGCGCCACGGCCCGCGTAATCCACCAGGCCGGCGCGCCCACCATCAAATCGACCGGCTTCGGCCCCAGCACGGCGGCAATCGTCGGCACGTGCTGCAGTAGCACCGAAAATGCCAGGTCGCCGAACATGATGGAGAAGGCGCCCGCGCACGCCAGGCGCACCACGAATTCCTTTTCGTTGAAGGAGCCATCGAGATTGCGCGGGGGGAGGACGATATAGAGCAGCGCGGCGCCGACCATGCCGAGCACGGCCTTGATACCGTAGATTTTCAGGATGGCAGCGATGCCACCAGCGGATTCTGCTGCCATAACGTGATTTCCCCTTGTCAATAATTTGGTATTCATGTTGTCAGTCCCACAGGCTGATGCTGTCTTGCGCGGTGCTGGGCGCTTCTACTGCAGCAGGTAGCGTGACCATCGTTCCCGCTGGGAGCACGGCCCCCAACGCGGCCAAGGCCGGATTGAGGGCTAAGGCCTGTTCCACATAGCCGCTACTGGCGCCCAGGTAGCGAAACACCAACGCATCGAGTGTGTCGCCCTGCTGGCTGCGCACCTGCATCAGATCAGCTCCACGGTTGCATGCGTGCGGCCGAGAATGTCATTGATGGCCCAATGGCCGTTACGGCGCTGCACGTCCGGCGCGGTGTCCATCCATTCCATGTTTTTCTTGTCGGTCAGGGCACTCGCGGTGGTGTCGTAGTCCCGATAGCTCTCGAAGATGTCAGCCTTGGCGAAGCTGTAGACGGCGCGACGATAGTGCGCGACGTACTGGCTTTCACCGTCCACCTTGAGCGCGGGCACCTCTTCCAGCTTCTGGATGCCCTTGGCTAGGTAACTGGCCTGCCATTCACGTAGTAGCCGATTCGTGGTCAGGATCGCGTCCACCAGGGCCGGACGCAGGCGCGCGTCGGTCACGGTCGAATCCAGCCGCATGGCGTCCCGCATGGCCGGCATGCTGATGTCAGGGAAAAATCCATCATTGGTGATGGCCTTCACATCGGCCGGCACGGTCGGCCCCGCCGTCACCGGCACCTCGTCGATATAGCTCATGGTTTTGAATATGTGGGGGGCGGTGGCCGAGACATCCGACGAACAAAGTCGCTTCCGTCTCGGGCCGCCCCTGCGCCGTGGGGTGCTCTTTACTTGGCCGGTTCGGCAAACTTCTTCAGTCGCCGTTCCAGCCGCTCGATTTCCTTCTTGACGCCGGCCGCCTGGTGCAGCTCGCTCGCACGGGTGAGGTGCTGCAGCGAAGCCGTGGCCCGGTCAGCCGTTGCCGCCGTGATGTTCTCGGCGTCCACCTGATTGACTAACTCAAGCAGTGCCAGGCCCAGCGCCTTATGCACCTTGGCGCGCGCCTGGTCGGGCGTATCGGCATTGCCGGTCATGGCCAGGACCTGTTGCAGGATCTCGGCCGCGCGGGCCGGGTCGTCCTTCAACTTGCCGCCCAGGCTGGCGCCCGCGAAATCGTCCTGCAGCAGCGTGGGCAAGGTCCGGTTGTAGCGATCCGGTAAATTGAACTGGTGTTCCAGGGCATAGGCCGAGAGCTGCAGGGCGCGTTCGTAGTCGCCGACATCGATGTGCCACACCAGTACGTTGACCAGCACTTCGTCGTGGGCGCCACGGCCGCCCGTCAGCACGCCATCAATCCAGTCCTGATAGGCCGGCAGCATGGTCGCCTTCATCTCGATCTTGCGTTCAATAGACTGGATATTCGACAGCGTTCGGCGGTCTTCATGGAGCTTCATCAGCATCAGCTCATAGGCGCTGCCGGTGGTCACGCCGCCCGGCTCGCCGGCGGATGCCGCCAGCTTGCCAAGCATGCGCTCACGGTGGCGCGCGGCAGGAGAGAGGCGGGACATTAGGCGCCGCCCGCTGCCGCATCCTGCAGCACCACGTTTTCCACCAGGGCGGCCAGGCCCTCGTCCTCGATCACATAGGCGTCGTTCGACGACTCGTAGTTCTCGATGCGGTCGGCCTTAGGTTCGTCCACCACGCGACGGCGGCGGCCGCCGTTCTGGAAGTAGATCGACAGATTGTCCAGGCGGGTAATCAGCATGGCATTGGCCGGGAAGGACGGCACCCGCACCGCAGGCAGGCCGCCGATACGCTTCTGGCTGATGATGATGTCCGCGGCCAGGGTCTCAGTCGGGGCCTTCTCCTTGTTGATCAGCGGGAAATACTTGTCGTGCAGCAGTTCACGGCCGACGATGACCGCCAGGCCGGTATCGTCCTGATACCACGGGTCCAGATTGGTGACCGCGTCATACACGGCGGCATCGAGGTTGGCATAGTCCGCACCGGCACCACCGCCGATGACCACTTTGCCGGGCAGATCCTGGCCGACCAGGCCCATGACGCGCTGCGGCGAGTTCTCGCGGATCTGTTGCAACCAGCCCTTGTTCACGTCCTGCAGCAGCGGATACTGCGTCAGATTGGTATCGGCCGCGACCTTCACGCCGTTGAAACCGATCATGATGCGGTCCAGCGCCTGGCGCTTCAGGATCGCGTTCGCCACGCGGGTCTGGAAGTCTTGGAACTTGGCCCAGGCATCCAGCTTGGCATAGGTGATATGGGTATCGAAATTGGTCTTCTCGCAGCGATAGCGGGTATTCGTCATGGCCGACGCGTCGCGGGTGCTGCGGCGCTTGTCACCGCGCGTATCGGTGCGGCTGGCGATGGGACCGGACACGCCCAGGCCGATTTTCTCGCCTTCCAGCTCATCGACGCCGATGATGTTGATGCTGCCCAGGAATTCGGACGATTCCTGCATCTTGTCTTCCAACTTCTGCTGCACGCTCGGGTCCACCGAGAAGGTGGAGTGGACGGCACCGCCGGCAACATCGTTGAGCGTCGCCAGGCGCGAAGTGTAGGCGTTATAGGCGGCGCGGGTCTGATTCTTCATGTGTTCTGCTCCAGTGAAATGCGGAAATGGTGTACTTAGTCGGCCGGCAGCTTAGAACTCGGTCTGCACGGTGCCGCTGTTGCTGCCACCGGTGGCCGGCGGGCGCTGCACGTTGCTCTTGTCGGTCAGGTCGATGGTCTGGCGGAATTGTTCGGCAGCGGTCGATTCATCGCCCACGCGCTTTTCCAGCTTCTCCAGACGCGCCACGGCCTCGGCCGCATCCTTGCTGGCCTGTGTGGCGGCCTGTGCGAACTCGCCGACCTTCTCGGCCACGGCGGTCATGGCGGCAACCACATCGGCGTGCTGGGCATCGGCCTTCTTCTCACCGCCACCAATGCGGCTGAACAGTTGCTTGATGGTCTCGGCCACGCTCGGGCCGTCTTCCTCGAATTCGAGCTTGGCCTCGATGGCTTCAGAGAACAGGTTCTCCGGCTTCAGCTTTCGGGGAGTAAAGGGCGAGGCCTTCGGATTGGTGGCCGAGAACTGCAGAATCTCGGTGCCCAGGCTGGCGGGGCTGTCGGTCACGGCCAGGCCGACCAGATAGGAGCTGCCGGTATCAGCAAACTTGTCGGCCAGCTCGATGCTGGTGAAGATCTTCTGACGATCCTTGTTCATGGCGATCAGTGCGGGCGTCGGTTCGATCTGGGCGAACAGGGCCAGCCGCTTACCGTTCTCGGCGTCGACCTCTTCGGCCTTCACTGCCAGCACATCGCCGTAGGCCTTGAACGGGCCATCAGGAAGCAAGCTGCGCAGATGTTCGACCCACACGCGAGCACCGTAGGTTTTCACGTTGTAGCTGTCGGCCATCTGCTGGATTTGCTCGCGGCTGATGCTACGGCCGTCGGTGGTCGCGCCTTCGGTCGCGACGCGGAAAAATTTGCTCTTGGTTGCCATGAGTTTTCGCGCTCGTTATCGGTTGATCGGATAACGTCATCTTCTGCCGATGGGCGAAATGCATCAATGAACTAAGGGTTGTTATCAGGGATAGCGACTCGGCAAAGTCCCCGCTACGCGCGCGCGCCGCCTACGCTTGCGGCATGTTAGAAATTCCAGAAGACATCAAGGACAACATCGACCAGGCGACAGAGCCTCGGCACGTTGCGCGCCGGCTCTATTTCGAGGGCTGGCGCATCTCGTCGATTGCGCGCCACCTGAAGATTAAGCGTTCCACCGTCAATAGCTGGAAGCACCGCGATGAATGGGAAAAAGTCTCCCGCCTTGAGCGCGTAGAGATTGCCCTTGAAGCGCGCATAGTGCAGCTGATCGCCAAGGAAGTAAAGGGCAACGGCGAGTACAAGGAACTCGACGCACTAATGCGCCAGCTTGTGCAGGCCGCGCGCGTGCGCCGCTATGAGCAGCCGGGAGGCAATGAGACCGACCTTAATCCCAAAATCGCCAATCGCAATGCCGGCCCGAAGAAAAAGCCGGTGCGCAACGAGTTCAGCGAAGAGGCCCAGCAGCGCATTGTCGAGGCATTCAACGATTCCCTATTCGACTATCAAAAGGTCTGGTACCGAAACGGCAACGAGCGCACTCGCATCATCCTGAAATCGCGCCAGATCGGCGCGACCTGGTACTTCGCCCGAGAAGCTTTGATTGATGCGATCCAGACCGGGCGCAATCAGATTTTTCTTTCGGCTTCGAAATCGCAGGCGCACGTCTTCAAGCAATACATCATCCAGTTTGCAAAGGACGCGTGCGGCGTGGAGCTGTCCGGCGATCCTATCGTATTGCCAAACGACGCGCACCTGTATTTCCTTGGCACGAACGCACGCACCGCGCAGGGCTATCACGGTAATTTCTATTTCGATGAATTCTTCTGGACGCACAATTTCACTGAGCTGAACAAGGTGGCGTCCGGCATGGCCTTGCACAAGAAGTGGAGAAAGACCTACTTCTCCACGCCCTCGGCCACCACGCACCAGGCTTATCCGTTCTGGACCGGTGAAGCATTCAACAAGCGCCGCGCCAAGGGAGAAAAGGTCAACATCGATGTGAGCCACAAGCGGCTGTCCTCGGGTTTTACGGGCGAGGACAAAATCTGGCGTCAGATTGTCACGATCATGGACGCCGCAGCCGGCGGCTGCGATCTGTTCGACATCGATGAGCTGCGCGACTTCGAATACTCGCCGGACCAGTTCGACAACCTCTTGATGTGTAACTTCATCGACGATTCCGCGTCGGTGTTCCCCTTGGCCGATCTGCAGCGCGGCATGGTCGATTCGTGGGTGGACTGGGACGACTACAAGCCCTTCACGGCACGCCCCTTTGGCCACCGGCCTGTGTGGATTGGCTATGACCCTTCATTGACGGGCGACAGCGCCGGCTGCTCCGTGATTGCACCACCGCTGGTCCCTGGCGGCAATTTCCGCATCCTTGAACGCCACCAGTGGCGCGGCAAAGATTTTGCGGAACAGGCCGCGCTCATCAAGGAAATGTGCGGCCGCTACAACGTGCAGTACATCGGTATCGACACCACGGGCATGGGCGTGGGCGTCTATCCCCTGGTGAAACAGTTCTTCCCAGGTGCTACCGCCATCAGCTATTCGCCGGAGGTCAAAACGCGGATGGTGTTGAAGGCCCAAAACATCATCCGCAGTGGACGCCTGCAGTTCGATGCCGGCTGGACGGACATCGCGCAGTCCTTCATGGCCATTCGCAAGATCCTCACACCCAGCGGCCGCGCCGTCACCTATGACGCCGGCCGCTCGGAAGAAACCGGCCACGCTGACTTGGCCTGGTCGGTCATGCACGCCCTCGACTATGAGCCCTTCGAAGGCACTACCGCTAACAACACCTCTTCCATGGAGTTCTTCTGATGAAACACAGAGCACGCCGCCGCGCGGCTGCATCCGACAACACGCTGCCGGCCAAGGCCGAGGCGCTGCCGTCGCCAGCCGTTGAAGCGTTTTCTTTTGGCGATCCTTCGCCCGTGCTGGAGGGCCGCGACATGCTGGCCGATGTCGAGTGCTACCGCAATGGCGATTGGTACGAGCCGCCCTTGAGCATGGCAGGCCTGGCCAAGTCCTTGAATGCCAGCGTTCATCACGCTAGTGCGATCTGGTGCAAGGTCAATATCCTGGCCTCGACCTTCCAGCCGTCTGCCGTCTTGTCGCGTGGAGACTTCACGCGCCTGGCGCTGGACTTCCTGCTGTTCGGCAACTGCTACGCCGAGCGGCGCGAGAGCATGACGGGGAAGCTTTTGAACCTCAAGCCGGCATTGGCCAAATACACGCGCGTCGGGGTAGAGCCAGGGCGCTACTTCTTCGTCAATGGCTGGCGAGATACCTACGAATTTGAGCGAGACGGCATCTGGCACTTGCAGGCGCCCGACATCAATCAGGAAGTGTACGGCGTGCCGCAATACGTGAGTGCGCTGCAATCTGCCTGGCTCAATGAGTCGGCCACGCTCTTCCGCCGGCGCTACTACCTCAACGGCTCGCATGCCGGCTTCATTCTCTACATGACCGACACGGCCAGCAACGTCAATGACGTGGACAAGCTGCGCGAGGCAATGCGCAACAGTAAGGGACCGGGCAACTTCCGCAACTTGTTTGTGTATGCACCTGGCGGCAAGAAAGACGGCCTGCAGATCCTGCCGGTATCTGAGATCGCTGCCAAGGATGAATTTTTCAACATCAAAAACTGCACGCGCGACGACGTGCTGGCCGCGCATCGCGTGCCGCCGCAATTGCTCGGAACCATGCCCAACAACACCGGCGGATTCGGCGATGTGACAAAAGCCGCCGCCGTCTTTGGCTGCAACGAGATTGAGCCATTGCAGGCGCAGTTTCTTTCATTGAACGAATGGGCCGACCAAGAGGTGGTCCGGTTCCGTCCCTATCAACTTCCTACCAATGAGGGCAAATAATCGTGAGCGATCATGCAGATAACGCAGACAGCAATATCTACCGAACTATCGCAGCCGGCCTAGCAGCAGCGCGACGCGCTCCATTGCTACAGCCAGATTGTCGTTGCCATTTTTGTGACGAACCGATAGCCGCTGGATTACTGTTCTGCAACAAAGAATGCAGAGATGATTTTCAGTGTGAATTTGAAGCTATGCGGCGCTCGGGTACATCTAGGGTATGAAAATTGGCATTTTGAAAGGATTCAATCTCCATCACTTCCGATTGAATGCGCTGTGTCGGGATTTCCCTGATACAGCCAGTTAGTCGAGCGGATTAGAATTCCTGGAGAAATGGAGAGAGATATGTACACACACTCAAATAAAATCGCGGTCCGATATCTCCGAATTCTGACTTCGATCGCGGAAATGGCAGAAAATGGTGAGCTAGTCAGCGATCTTTCTCACTCTGCAGTCAGAGCGTGTGTATTAGCAATGCAGGCGGACGAAGCGGAGCCTATTGACGTTTATCACATCTTTGGCGATGGACTGAGAGAAAAATATCAGGAAGTCCCAGCAGCGCGCGAAAAGTATAGGGCGGTGCTGGAGTCAGCCTTTACGCATATGGTCTTCATGTTGTTACAGGAGGAATTCGTCGACCGCGGCCATTTCCCTCAGACTGCATCAGGGGAAAACTCTGCGAATGCTGCTGTTGAATTGACCAAATAGGATTCGCCAGTGAATAGACGACAAAAAATAAAAAATTCCTTAGGCGTCAATTCGAGTCGCGTAAAAACAGACCTCACTAAACGTATAGTAATCGCTGGCATAGTCGCTTCAGCTCTGCCACTTTTACTTTGTGCATTTATTGTTCTCCCAAGTGCCGAAGAGGTTTTTTCGGCTGGATTCTCAGGAAGCTTTGAAGAGTTATTCGAGGACTCTTATTCACTTCGAGCATTGATCTACTGCGTTGCATATCCACTCATTTATGCTCTTCTAATGTGGTTTGCAACTTTCTTTCTGAGAACGCAGCGCGTTATTCCAGCATTAATTGCTGGATGGCTGCCGTTGGCTCTCTCTTTGCTCGCAATAGCAAACTCTTCAAGGTTATAACAGCCCTAAAGGCAAGGGCATTCCAAATCAGTCCGGATTTGTAGGTGAAATGTTATCTGATTTGGCTAGATGTCTGATTTTCCTACTTCGTGCTGCAATGCATACTTCCAAATACTGTTCATTTAGATCATCGGGACGCAGCCCATTTAATCGGAGGACTTCCCGATGAAAGAAGAACCCAGCATTATCCGTTGCCTTTTGGTTGTCGAAGATAATGAAGAAGTGAGAAGTATTTTTGTAGATGCATTTGAAGCTGCTGGCTATCAGGTCTTATGTGCCGGACATGGCGAAGAGGCCGTTGAAGTCATGAGCCGCTCAAAATACGAAGTTGATGTAATTCTTACCGACTTGCGTATGCCTGTGATGGATGGACTGGAATTCGCGATAAAAATCAAATCTGACACACGTCATGCCGGAATACCCATTGTGCTTCTCAGCGCAACGCCCACACGCAGCCTAACTGAAACTTTGACGGTATTTTCGGCCGTTCTTCTTAAACCTTGCTCGCTCTCTCTTCTCATCTCGACTGTGGAGGCTGTTTGTACACCCAAGGGGAGTGAAGGTAAAAATTAACAGCTACCACGTCGAGTCTCCGAGGAAAGGTTTCTCGATGACCACGGTAAAATTTCTGATATGTCCATACAGGAAAGACTATGGACTACTCTTCGGCGATTGAAAAATAAATGAGTCTCATATTCGTTTTCGACGTGAATTAAGAGTAAGGTCTGCACATCCCTCCACGGATCCTCTCGTAAGCAAGAGCTAGCTTACATGGTCCGTTTCCCCATCCCGACATCGATTCCGTTCTATTTCCCTTGAGTCCATCCGTTGAGGTGTCGTTAAGTGCTCTTTTTGGAGAACTGTATGAACATGTTCAGCGGTCGGCACACATTGTGCCCGACTTTAGGTGGCGTGGATTTTCCACTATCCCGACCAGAGATATATTCAGGCTACTCTCGGCGACTTGAGGATTTTGAGTGCGTCGAAGAGGTGCTTAGCGAGCGTGCGCGTGGTCGTGGTCAGACCAACGACCTATGCGATCAGTGGCGCATGGTTTTGTCAGAGGACTAGTAACTACATAACAGATCATGACGCTCACAATGTCTTGATGCCAACGTGTCCTATACGGAGAAAAAATGAAACTGTATTCCAACAGCCGCTTTAATAGCGACGAGGTTGCACAGGCTGTAGAGGAGCACCGGCGTCTACACGGCGACTGCTATTTTGAGAATAATGAGCTCAGCGATCCTCTAGCGCTCAACAGAAAAGCAATGAGCTTTAGAAATAAGAGGCTCATGTGGGGAAGAGTTGGCAGTGTCAAACGGCGAGCAACCCTTGCTGTTAAAGGCGGAGGAGGAGAGAAGTAGGTTTTTTCAAAATTCGAGACTAGACCGTATGTGCCGGGTATTGCGCGTCCAAGGGTGTCGTAAAGCTCACTAGATACAGTTCTAGCATGCGCGAGTAGCGCCGCTTCCCTCAACTCAATAAAAAGACGTCCTGCTGCTGTTGTAAAAGCCTTGAAATAGCAGCGCCTATGAATTTGGACAGAAGACTTGCAAAATGCCTGGATGAAGTTCATTCCTTCGACATCGGTCAAGCCAAACTAACAATCACACTGACCGAGAATTCTCATGTCTACATATCAAACGTCGGATAGCTCTGGCAACTTTTCATACGAGCTAAACTACACACAACATGCCGATGGATGGCAAATGAACAGCATCTCCATATCAGAACGTAACAGCGAAATCTTTTCAAAGAAAAATCTCGCTGGCGTTTATCGCGCAGAGGCGGTTTTACTCGCACAAGGTGTGAATATGTGCGAGGCACTTATCGCATGTCGCAGCGCTCACCCATCGCTTACCAGAATGAATTGACACTGTCTTAATGGCCTCTTTGGGCCAAGATGGTGTAGACAATTAAGAGCTGAAACCCAAGAGGGATTCGGCGCGTAAATATCACGTTATCAGCATTCACGTATGCGGACATCTATCACTATTTTCGAATAATGCTCGCGATATGGATGTAGCAGAAATGGCCATTGCGGCCTGTCCATTTACGCTCATATTAGACCGTGATTTAAAGGATCAACAATGTCGAATTTTAATAAAAACCAGGGCGTCAATCGCATCGGAAAGGCAAGCTTCACGCCTCAAAATGAGAAACCTCTGCGTTCTCACGAAGGTGGCTTTGCGACTGCCGAACACGAGCGAAAAAAGCAAGAGCAAGCCGATCAGCAAAGTGACGCCGGCCCGCGTCGCTATGATGGAGGCAACATCTATCGAAAAGGACATCGAGGAGAGAACGAGAAGGCAGATCAATCCTCGTAA